ACGGCTCGCCAGGGTGCGGGTTTCGGTATAGGTGCGAATTTGGTAGGATTCCCTCGGTAAGCGCAGCGGACCAAAGCGTAGCGGACCCTTCAGGGTAAGCGTAGCGGACCAAAGCGCAGCGGACCCTTCAGGGTAAGGACCAAAGCGCAGCTCAGTGGAATAGAAAATAAAAAATAAATAACATTGCATATTGCATCATTCAATGAGGCAATATGCGGTCTAAATAGATATGAAACTAAGTCAAACTGCGCTTATACTTGTAATTCTTGCAGCTGCAGTATTGCTTATGGTACTTTATCCTTTAAGAGAATACTTTGGCTCTCCTGGAACCTATGTTCAGCTTGCAACGAGTCATGTTCCGACTGAAGCAGATGTATATTATTATAATGTAGTGTATCCTCGTGAAGTTCGCAGAGAAGTTACAGATATGACAGGGGCCGATCCAGGCGTTTTACGAAGCTCGTTTTTTCCTTGAAAGAAGACAATCTATGTACTGATTAAGGGGCGGTAAATGGCTTTACAGGTGCATAGTACAGTAGCAGCGAATGCTGCAGTAGGAGCCTTATTAAAATTTGTTCAAAATAAAGGAGCAGTTCAAGGACCCTGTGATTGTACATATTATCAGAATAAAATAATAAAATTGGAGGAAAAGATTCAAAAATTAGATCCTTCTACGCCACAACAAAAGAAATATAAACAATATTTAAAAGATCTAGGAAATTCAGACGAACAAATTGATGCAAATATAGAGGATTTAAAAGATTTTTTTAAACAGACATTTTCTCAAGAAGCAGAAGTGCTGCAAATTTCAAAATTAAAGGGTAAAATGCCAGAACTAGATATAAATATGAAAATTATAATAGCACCGCTTATATATTCATATTATTTAACAAGTACAAAAAGCATAACAGATGAAACATTTGATAAATTAAAACAATTTAGTACTACTAAACCAGATACTCTTTTAGGAATACGAAATCAACAAAAATTAATAGAACCCTTATATGATAATACTGAGTTTATAAAAACGATTAAAGGTAATAAAGAGGATAATAAAGAGGAATTAACAAAGAAATTAACAAAGAAATTAAAAGAGATAGGTATTCCAGATAGTAATATAAATGATTGGTTAAATTTAATACTTACTTTTAAATTTACGCCATATTATATTAAGTATTCAGAATCACAGGAACGTAAGAAAGGACAGATAAGAAGTGAAATTGAACAAAAATATAAAGATGAAAAAGAAAAATATGAAAAATTAAAAAATATAATTACCGCTGCTAAAAGTAAAAATGCAAATACAATTATTTTTACTGAAGAATTTAAGAAAACAGATATATATATAAATCAAAATGATAAGAAACTATTAGATCCATTTATTACACGTATAGCAGCAGATATAGCAGCAGAGATTAAGGAAGATATTAGATTAGAAAGTATAAAATTAAATAGAAAAAAAAAATTAAGTGAAGATGATAAAGAAAAACAAATAAATACTCTAAGAGAAGAAAAATTAAAAGAGTATTCATCAAGAGAAGAACAAAAAATACTTAACTACATGGAAAAATCAAAAAAACAAATAGATGAAGAAATAAAAAAAAATGAAGATGCAATTAAACTGAATCCAGATGAACAACCAGATCGTATTCATTGGCAGTATTTTGAAAAGGAAATACTATTGCCTGCTGCTGAAAGTAAAAAAGGAGGATCTCGTATAAATAAAACGCGAAAAATAAAACGCATTTAAATACTTCTGATAAAATGCCATCCTAAATCTTCGCAAATCAGTTTCCAGATTTTATCCTGTGCATACAATTTATCCCTATTTTTGAGAAGTGGAAAACAGGCCAAGTAATGATCTAATTCCAAAAGCTCACAGAACTTGTACAAAACAAAGGAATATGACAGAAAGTTATTTCTTCCTTTTGGACAATGCTTTTGAAATGAAGGCTGAATCTCCTTGAACATATAACGCAACTTCTCCTCCACTTCACGACTCATGACCGGTGCATTTTGTCCGTTGAGACGATTTATAATATGAGGAATATGCTCATAATATTTATTAAACTTTATCTTCTTCAGAATCTCTTTTATTTTTGTTTGCTTAAGTCCATTAAATTGCGTAATTCTCTCCTTCTTGAGTTCCAGTAAAATGGCATCATAGACTTCCTGAGGAATATCAGTGGATTCCTTGGCCTGGAATTGCGCCAACCATTCATTAAAGTGATTAATACGCTTATAAGCATAATAACTGACTTCGCGCGGCGGATCCTTATAACTCGGCTTATCACTATCCATCAAAACAAATTCTTGATTACCGCACGTGGTGCATGTAAAAAGAGCCTCATTGTTGCTGAAAATCATCTCTTTGCCGCATTCATCGCAGAGACCAAAGGAAGAATCAAACGACGCTGCATTGCTACTTCTGGCATTCTGGGGATCAATCTTCTGTAAATATTTATCCAAGAGTTGATCGCGGCGTAAATCTTCCCCTTTTTCTTTTTTAACTTCTTGGCCCTGCCCACCTCCTGCAGCCTCTTCAGAATTTGAATACAGGGCCGAAAGGACACTTCCCGGGTGAAGAAGCTGTTTTGAAGATGCAACAGGTTCTGCACCACGACTAATCTTTTCCTGGATGTCATAATATTGGTAAAGAATGTCACCTGTCTCTAAAAAGTAATTATAGATATTACTATTTCCTTCAATGGCTGTAATCTCTTTCTGGACTTCAGACAATTTGGCCTGAAATTGATTAATATCATTCTGGTTCGTTGCAACCTTTAATCCAGCCTCCAACTCTTTTTTCTGTGTATAAAGTGAAGCGAGGCCATCATTCTTCTCTTGCAGGCGGCTCAATTGAACTTGGTGAAGAGTATCCAGCGTAGTACGTGCCTCCGGATTAGAACGCTTGGTGGGCCGAATTTTAAAGAATGGATCCTCCATTGAAACCCTACTGGATCTAAGAAATACTGTTTAAGCATTTTCATAATTTTGGCAAATTTTTTTTCTCTTGAAAGGGTATAAACTAAAATGACAGGTGGTGGTTTGATGCAGCTCGTCGCCTATGGTGCGCAGGACGTCTATCTGACGGGTAACCCGCAGATTACCTTTTTCAAGGTGGTGTACCGTCGCCACACGAACTTCGCCATGGAGGCCATTGAGAACCCGTGGAACGGCGCGCCGAACTTCGGCAAGCAGGTCACATGCACGATCCAGCGCAACGGTGACTTGATCTACCGTATGTACCTCCAGGCCACGCTCCCCTCAGTCTCCCTGCTGGCGTCTGACGGCTCTGGCGCCCAGTTCCGCTGGCTCAACTGGGTTGGTCACAACCTCATCGACTGGGTTGAACTCCAGATCGGCGGCCAGCGCATCGACAAGCACTATGGCCAGTGGCTGCACATCTGGAATGAGCTCACGCAGGAGGCTGGCAAGCAGGCCGGCTACGCGAAGATGGTGGGCAACATCCCCCAGCTCACGAATCTCCTCGTACAGGGCGGCGAGCCGTGCGACAATGACTGCGCTGGTGGTGAGCCGAACACGTGGAACGAGGTTGTCAACTGCGCCCCTGAGTACACGCTCTACATCCCGCTGCAGTTCTGGTTCTGCCGCAATCCGGGCCTTGCGCTGCCGCTCATCGCGCTCCAGTACCACGAGGTCCGCATCAACCTCCAGTTCAACGCCCTGGACAACCTCATGTGGTCCTACTCACCGCAGGCGTCCTCCACGTCCGCCATCGAGACGCGCGTTGGCAACAGCGGCCTCGTCGCGGCGTCTCTCTATGTGGATTACATCTACCTGGACACGGATGAGCGTCGTAAGTTCGCCCAGGTCAGCCACGAGTACCTCATTGAGACCCTGCAGTTCACGGGCGGCGAGTCCGTAACGGCCTCAAGCAACAAGCTCAAGCTGAACTTCAACCACCCGTGCAAGGAGCTCCTCTGGGTTGTCCAGCGTGACTCCTACACGAGCTGCGACACGAACGTCATCAACCCGTGGAAGGGACAGCAGCCGTTCAACTTCTCTGACTGGTGGGACCGGTCAGTCCTGGAGTCTGGCTACTCCGTCACGCGCGTTGAGGGCATGGCTGGCGCCAACCCTGTCGTCACGGCCCTGCTCCAGCTCAACGGCCACGACCGCTTCCAGGTCCGCAGCGGCGACTACTTCAACTTGGTGCAGCCGTACCAGCACCACACGAACGTGCCTGCGGTCGGCATCAACGTGTATTCCTTCGCGCTCCAGCCTGAGCAGCACCAGCCGAGCGGCACGTGCAACTTGTCACGCATTGACAACACCACGCTGCTCCTCACGATCTCCAACAACGCGGTTGGCACGCTCACGTCCTCAACGGTCTATGTCTATGCGACGAACTACAACGTTCTCCGCGTAATGTCAGGCATGGGCGGACTCGCGTATAGTAACTAAACGAGAACTGGCGCAAGGTTTTACTATATATTTTTATTTCATATAGGATAATCTAACTAAATTTGAATAAACAATTTGTTGATGCTATATCATAGAATCAACAAATGGAAAAAGAAAAAGAAATAAAGCCAGACAGCATTGTTGCCGCGGTGATTCAGAAATTTCTGCAGAGATCTGAAGTTGGTAAGGAGAAATATGGAGTTACTCTGGATCGCACGGATTTGAAACCACTTGACTGGATTCAGCACGCTCAAGAGGAACTTATGGATGGAATTTTGTATTTAGAAAAGCTAAAGTCGCTTTTGTCTTGAGCGAGTCTTATTGGATTTGCGATTCTTCTTCTTAGTTTTCCTGATTCGCAGACGACGGCCTCCTGCTGAGACTCCTTTTTTTTTTGCTGCTATTTGGTTTAAGAATCCAATAGGAGGACGACGAGGAGGAGTACCAGCAGCAGCAGCAGCA